GAGATAAGAAGATTAGCAGGTGAAGCTGGAGTACAGGAAACATTCGGCCCACAACTAACACCAGACCAACAACTAGTAGAAACTATTGCTGAACAAATAGACAGTGCATGGAACAGACGTACAGAGTTTAGTCCTGAAATAGAAACACAACTAGATAATTTAATTACCTTTAGGCAAGAAGGTAAGAATCTATTACTTGGATTTAAGTCTCATTACGGCAGAATTAGAAATCAAGTAGCTAAAGAAGTAGGTATGTCTCCTGCTGAACTTGAGAAATATATAGACAATATGTCTCAAGGTACATTCCCACAACCTGATCCTTTCCCCGGAGGTGTACCTTCACCCGGATGGAAAGTACAACAGCTTGTAGGTGATCCTCAAAGACAAAAAGAAATAGACAGATTTGCAATACAGTTAGAGATGCCTCTACTACCTAAAGGATCAAAACCTAAAGAGGTAGAAGAAAGGCTTGCTCTTGCTAAGAACGAAGGATATCCAATTCCTGCTGATCGTCCGGGTACTACTAATGTATCTGCTGGCACACAGTTAGCACGATCTTCAAAAGATAAACTTCTTCACGTTGTTAATGATTTAGAAACATCATTAAGAGAATTAATAAATCCTGCCGAACAAGCACATATATTAGATAAGAATGCAGGAACAACATTAAAAGATATATTAAGTGCAGCAGGAGCTAAAACTGCTATAGGAAGAAATCTTATTACCCGTTATGAAGGTGCAGTTAATGCACGTATGAATGACATACAAATAGATGCTGTACAAGGAGATAAGCTACTAGAAGGTTTAGGGTTTGGGGCAAGAGAAAGAGGAAGGTACTTTAGTACTGAAAGAAGTTTTGTTCTTAATCAGATTGACATAGGAACTGCCACTGCTCCCGGCCCTATTAGAGTTTTATACCGTGCATTACATGGTGAAGTTGGTGGACAAGAGTGGTCAGAAGTTACCAGTGAATTGTCAAAACAAATGTGGATAACAGGAGAAAATCTTCCAGCATCTGTATTGGCACATCCAGCAATGGCCCCAGAAAAGGCAGCACAAAGAGAAGAGTTGTTTGATTTCCTGAGAGAGATGACTGACATGGAGTCAGCCATGAGAATAGACTTCGATCCAAAGATGGGATTCATTAGAGAAGATTATTTTCATCGTGGATGGAAACCTGTAGAAAAGTTAGGGGACGATGTTATTAGAGGTAACACACAGAGGTTAGCTGAAACACCTTCATTTGCAAAAGCTCGTACTACTCTACGGTTCTGGCAATTAGAAGAAGCAGGGTTTGAGCCACTGTTCTGGAATCCTGTACATCAAGCTATTAACTCCTCACAGATGGGAATTAAAGATAGGCTACAAAAAGAACTTGTTGAGTATATGCAAAACCCTTTAGTTAATGTAGCACACGCAGTAGGTGATCAAGATGAAGCTCTTCAAAGATTAAAATCCTTATATGGTATGGAGTTCAGGGTTCCTAAAGTAGGCCCAGCATTTGAGGGTAAGGGATTTAAAGTAACTGATGAGCTGCCAGCAATAGAAGGTGTTGGTCAATCTGCAACTCAGGATGTTTTTAGAGAAGGTATGTATGCAGTTCCAACAGGAGTAGCTGATACGCTTGAGCAGATATGGAGAGGAGGAACTACAAATTTCAATAAGGTTTTAAATATATCAATACCTATGACAGATAAAACTTACCCGGTTAATCTTGGTAAGTTAATTGATGCAATGGTATTCATACCTAAAAGAATTAAGCTGTTTGCTTCTCTTTTCCAGATCACAGACTTTTCACGAAGACTTGGTATAGGAAGTACTCATGCAATAGTTGACGATATATTTAGAAATATGAATTCTGGTATGTCTCCTAAAGAAGCATTTGAATCTGGAGTTGAAGTAGCTGGTGGATTCAAGCAACATGCAGGTGCTGCTGGGAAGGGTTGGTGGAATATGTGGGGAGATTATTTCCAAGCAGGTAAATCAACTCATTACAGAAATCTATTAAGTAGCAGGGAGACTACAGGAATCGAAGCTGTATTAGAAGGCGGTGGAAGACAGGGACAAATTAGCTGGAACAATCTAGTAAGAAATGGTCTTAATGTCAGGGACTTAACTATATTGCCCAGAGAAGACATGCTAAGAATAGTTGATGGTATTTCTCAGAATACTAACTTCCCACTCAAGGTGGGAAGATACATAAAAGAATTAGAGTACTCATCAAGAAGAGGTTTGTTTGATAGGGTTTATCCAGCAGCTATCATGACTGATGTTAAGTACAACTTAATTCCTATGGCTATGAAAGCATACCCAAATGCTACTGATGATCAGATCATGGCCCTCGTTGCTAAACAGGCAAACATGAAGTACTCAACATTGCTTCGATCTCAAAGTGTATTTAATCAGACTGCAAGAGAAATTCTTTCAAGACTGGCATTCTCAATCAATGAAAACGAATCATTGATTAGACAGATGACTGGAGCTTTCGCAGGTAGTGATACTAGATTCTGGAGAACATACTGGGTTAGTGCAGGTGCATTCTTTATTCTTGCAGGTAATGCAATTCATATGGCTACCGGGCTAGTCACAGAGGGAAAACCAAAGCCATTACCTGTAGATAGATATGTTCCTTTTTATCGGAAAGAAGGATTAATGCCTATAGGATTTAAATCTAGGTTTTTAAATCCTGATATCCCATTGAGAACACGATCTGGTGAAAGAGCAATGATGGATATGTTAGGTCAGTTAGATACTTTCGGCAGGATACTAGGTGGTTTTGATTTCATTAGCCAAAGACAAAGTGCACCTGTAGGAGCACTTCGTCACTTGTATTCAAAGACTGATTTCTATGGAAGAGATACAGATCAGTTTGGGTGGGCAGGGACAGCGTTGCAGTTTGCTTATGACGTAGGTGTACCTATAGGTATGGGTGAAGCTGTTATGGGAGCAACAAGTAAATTCGCAGGAGATGTACCACTTCCTTCTATGGGTACATTTATTGGGCCTGATACAACTCTAGGAGATATATTACCTGTATCAGAACAAGCTCTTGGTTTGGGTGGAATGATTGCAGAGGCAACAGGAGAAAACATTAAAGCCCAATCAGTAGTAGATATGGAAACAAGAATGATAAAGAATACTTTCCCTGATGGTGTGCCTACAGGTATAGATGAAAAAATTAAAAAAATTAAACCTTGGGCACAAATAAGAATGAAAGATTTAGATTCTGATGAGAAGTTAAAGGTTTTAAATGATCCTGCTAACCAACACTTTATAGAAGAATTAAATAGACAGTCTAAAGAAAAAGCTGATATGGATAACATATGGCATGAAGAAAAGCAGGATAGAGATGAGATTAAATCAGGAAGGATGTTAGCAGAAGATAATTTAGTTAACAGGTATGACACACAGGCAAACAACAATATAGCTTGGGATCCAAAAGGATTTAGAGAAGAAGTAAGTAGGATATCGCTGGAAGCTCGTGCTAGATCAGAAATGGTTTCTGATAAATATGCAGATAATCTACAAAAGAAGATTAGTAACGAACCTTGGAGTCGAGAAAAAGAAGCAGAAGAAAAAGTTAAGAGGCCTATAAGATGGGCTGAATACAGATACTACAACCTATTTAAAAAGCATGGTACAGATTTTGAGCAAATGGATTGGGATGCTTTTGATGCAGACTTTGCAGCAGAAAGAGCCTTGTGGGGTACAGAATTAACTGAAAAATTTGATGCTGTGCAAAGACAGAAGTCTGCTGAGAGGCATAACCCAAGAGTACAACAGTACTATGACGCTATGGATTTACTGGAACAAGTTGGCTGGTTTGGTAAGGAAGAAGACGATAGATTAACCGAAATGATTACACAGTATCATGATCGTATGCCTAAAAGAAAAGATGGCTCTGGGTTAAGAGAAGAATGGGACAAGTGGCTTAAAGGTGGGACTCAAGAAAGAACTAGGATAGAAAGAAATAGTTACTATAATGTAACTATTAAATTACTAAAACAAGAAAGAGACAGGGCAAGACAAACAATACTGATGAGTCCTGAACATGGCAAACAGGTTGATAAAGCAGTCATAGAATGGTTTGGTAGAGTTCCATCACATCAGGAAAACTTACAGTTATATTATAATTTGTATGAAGTTATGCCAAGAAAAATGCAACTAGTTCGATAGGAGGAACAAGGATGGTTAGTGAAAATACAGAGCCAGTACAAGCACCGTTACCAGAGGAGCCAGCACCACAGGCAGAGATTGAAAGCAATCCACTTATTGCTGAAGTAGATAAGTTAAATAGTATTCCTGATGTAATAGAAGAAACTCCTGCCCCAGAAACAGAAGTAGTAACACCAGTAGCAGAGACACCTCCGCAACCACAGACTCCTGCTGAGCAGGTACTTTCTGCACCAGAACCACCTGTGCAACCTACAGTTCCACAACAACAAATGTCACCTGAACAGATACAGAGACTACAGCAAGATCAAATGCAGTTTCAACAGGTACAGGCACAGGCACAATTGCAGAATGAAGCACAAAGATATCAGCAACAGTTAGAACAGCAGGGATATCTTCCTGATCAGGCACAATCTATAGCTAGACAGCATATGCAAAGTCGTGCTGCACAAATGGATCAAGCCAGACAAAATGAATTTAATCAACAGGTATTACTTGGTAAACAAGCAGCATCAGAACATTTTGCCAAACAATATAATCTTACATTTGAAGACATGGCTACTCTTAGAATGTCTAATAGTCCAGAGCAAATGGAACAGGTTGCAAAAAAGATATCTGCGGATAGAGAAAGAGATGCAGAATTAGCAAGGTTAAAGCAACAACAAGTACCACCACAGCAGTTTGATAACTCTCAAGGTGCTCCAGAAGTTGCATCTAATGATGATGCATGGTTAGATAGGTACATATATAATGGTGATAGATCGCCAAATGCGGTAGCTGCTGCAAGAAGGGCGAGCGGTCAATAGCAAGCCAAGGGAGGTAACCTATGGCACAGACAGCCACAACTGGGAATCTGGAAAATGCCCAGCGGATAATCCTCGCAGCAGCGAGGTACACAGAGGAGCACAATGCTCCTGCTATGGCTCTTATAGAGTCATTTTCCTTACCCAAAGGGTCAAAGCAAGTGACCGTACCAAAGGTAGGTCAGATGTCTATGAGTGACTTGACTGATGGTCAAGACATAATTGACGAGGAAGAGATTGGTATGACCACAGTTGACCTTACGGCATCTGAGGTTGGAGCCAAGGTTATCCTTACTGACAAACTGGTCAGACAAGCTGCTGACAATGTTATGAGTATTGTTGGTCGTCAGCTTGGTGATGGTATGGCACGAAAGAAAGATACAGATGTACATGCTCTGTACTCTGGACTGAATGGTGGAACAACACTTGGTGTTGCTGGTGGAGCTGTAACACTGGCTAAGATTGCTGGTGCAATTGCATATACTAAAGCTAACAAGTTTGGCTCTCAGGTATATATACTCCATCATCCTAATGCGGTATATCAGATAGCTGCTACTGCTGTTACAGCATCTACAACTTACCCTGTACCTAATGGGTGGTCTGAAGATTTGCTTGGTAACTTCTGGAGTGGGCTACGACCACTAAATGGTGTTCCAATATTTGAAGATGGAAACCTTTCAGTAGATAGTAGTGATGATGCTATCGGTGTTATAGCTGATAAGTCTGCACTTGCTGTACTGAAGTCTGTAGATACTAGAACTGAGCGACAAAGAGATGCTTCTCTTAGAGCTACTGAACTGGTTATGACTGCTGACTATGGCGTATTTGAACTTGATGACAGTAGAGGAGCACCACTTACTTATGATGCTTCTGCTCCTGCAACAAGTTAATCTAGATAGGGAAACCTATGGAGGACTAGATGGTTAATCTAAGCGACAGACAGAGGATGAGGCAGGATTTGGTGGCAGTTGGGTATTCTTGGGAATACATTGATGAGTGGCAACCCAAGACTACTCTCTATCGCCATACTCCGGGTCTGAATGTCGATGGGGAAGAAACCTTCCCGGTTGGCTCTGCTATAAAGGGAGTACCGGGAAGTCCCGATTATGTATTAAAAAAGGCTAGGCTAGGAATGTTCCCATTCCTACCGAGTGATACCTGCGAATGCAGGTGGTGTAAGGCCAGAAGTGTTAATGTTGAAATACCTACAGAGCCAAAGAAGGTAGAGCCACAGGAAACTGTGATGTGCCAAGAATGTGGTGAAGAGGTATCAGCAGTCACTAAGGCTGGAGCACTATCAAGATTGAGAGTTCATACGAAGTCTCATCAGGGAACTGAATAGTTGTAACGATTGACCGTGGCTATTCAGAAAATTTATAACGGTTGATCGCAGGGCTTAGAACCTGCTCAAATAGATAACCTTTAAGGAGGTTTAGACATGGCGTTCCCATTAACAGTAAACTTGGGTTACGGACAAGAAAAAACAGAGACTTCAGGAAAGAGACATAAACTTGGAACTAGGGCAACCACACCTGATGGTAGAGTATTTTACTATGCTCGATGTGGCAGTGCTGCTATTACAACAGCAGGAATGATAGTAGATGCAGCAACGACATTTACTGAAGCTGCTCATGATATGGACATACCCCCTACTGCTGCTCATAGTGTTGGTGATACAACAATTAGTTTAGAAGTACCAACTACAGACCTAACCAAAGATAGGTATGCAGATGGATATCTTATCTTCAATGATGGGCCGGGAGAAGGTGAAGTATACAGAATTAAAGGTCACCCTGCTCACGATGCATCTGACGACAACACAGTTATCATCACCCTTGATGAGGAAGACGGTATTAGAACCGCTCTGACTACTTCTACAGAGGCACAGCTAGTTGAAAATCCCTATTTAGGGGTAAAGATTATTGATGGTGACGGCACTATGGAAACTGGTGCTTTGGGTGTAACAGTTATACCTATGACAGCCAGTTACTATGGATGGATACAGACCGCAGGTATAGGTAGCGTAGCTATTGGTGCAGTGGTAGGTATTGTTGGTGACGGTTTGCAGATATCTCAGGCATCAGGTGAGGATGGAAGAGCAGAACTCTACGACCTTTCTGGTGAGGATGACCTACAGTCAATAGGTACTGCAATTGTTATTCCTTCTATAGACACAGACAAGCAAGCGTGTCTTCTCACCATTAGATACTAATGGTAGCCACTCCTAAAGAAACAGAACTATGGACTCCACCGGGGGTAACCCATAAAAGGGTTATCCCTGTGGGGTATAACTATGAAACTGGTGGTCAGATATTTGAGTACCAGTTTCTAGTACATGATGAAGTTACTAATAGGAAGCAACAGTTTAGAGTTCTGGTTGATGACCAAACATCTAAGGCTCACATTGAAGAAATGGTGGGCAATGCGTTTGATAGATGGCTGACTGATGTGAGGATGAGACACAACAAGCCAGCTCCAACTCCAGAACAGAGAAAAGAAATAGGAAGAATCCTAGAACAAATTAGAGTTAATAGGAACAAACGTAAAGAAAGTAGTAACAATAAAATATACTACAAAGGTCTACGATAAGGAGGACATCTATGACCACAGAAATTTCAGTTACTGATGAAGATATTAGAATGACATTACAGCAGAAAGTAAATCAGGTTACTAACCTTGAATTACAACTAAATACTCTTGGTAGAGTTCTTGGTGAGAAGGATAATAAAATAGCAGAACTTGAAAAACAGTTAGAGCAAGAAGAATTGGAGTCAACTGAAGATGCCTAAAGGTAAAGGTACTTACGGTAAACAAGTAGGAAGACCGCCTAAGAAAAAGAAACCTAAGAAATAGAGGTGTAACCAATGGCTATAGTTCAAGGTCGCACAAGGGCTCAACTACGTCAGTCCATTGGGTATAACCTTGGTGCTACTCAAGTATCATCTGCTAGTGGAACTGGGTCTACTACTACAATAGTAGACAATACTCTAGTTGGTGGTGATGATAACCACATAGGCAAGTGGGTGGTATTTAATGATGTCTCTGCATCTACAGTAGAGATTAGTAGGGTATCTGACTATGTGGCTAGCACAACTACATTAACTGTATCTCCTGCATTTGCACAGACAACTGTAGCTAATGATACATATGAGTTATGGGATGATATATATCCACCTCTAAGGGTAGAAGACTTTATTAATCAATCTATCTTAGATGCTACTGGTCATGCCTATGATCCAGTAGAAAGTTTAGCTCTACACACAGATGGAAAGACACAGAGGTTTGATATACCTTCTGGTCTTTCCATGATTCAAAATCTTTACTACCGATCCAAGGTAGACTATGTACGACTTCTATCATGTAATAGTGTTATGGATGAGAACGTAGACTCTGACTTTGAAGTTACTGCTGATACCAAGATTAAGAAACAAGGTACTGCCAGTAACAGGATTGTTATTGCGGATGGGGCTGGTGCTGGAGATATAGTTACTGACTCCATTGCGAGTAAAGACATTAGTCAGTATGATTACTTAGAGGGCTGGATTAAGATAACAAGAAGCAGTGAAGCTGCTACATCTGCTGGTAATTTAAAAATATTACTAGACGATACAGCTAACTGTGCCTCGCCTTTAGAAACTCTTGATGTTCCTGCGTTAACTGATGACACTTGGACATTCTTTAGAGTTAAGCTATCCAACCCGGAGAGCGACACAGAGATCATCTCTGTAGGTTTGGAGTACGATTCTGATTTAGGGGCTTGTACAGTCTGGTTAGATGATATTAGTGTAGTTAAGAATGATTCAGCACAATGGGATAAGTTGCCCAGAAATCTATGGAAGATAGATAAACAAGAGAAAGCTGTAATCATTGATCACTATACCCATGGGCTTGCTAGATATAATCTATTAAAGATTGTAGGGGGAGATAAGCCAGCATTACTTACTGCTGATTCTGATACATCAGAATTAGATGAACAGTATCTTATAGCGACAGCTACTGCTCTTGCTTTTGCTTCAGCATCTGGTGGCCCTAATACCGATCCAGATAATAAGAACAACATGGCAGGATTCTGGATGGCTAAATCAGCACAGGCTAAGAGGCAGATACCATTTTTAACTGATATTAGATTGGTAGAATAGGTGTGCACCTATGGTTGCTAAAGTAACTGCTAATAATGAGATATCTCTTAATGGAGTTTACTATCCGTTAGTTCAGCCTGTACAAAGTTCTCTCGCTTCTATATACCCGGGCAAGATAATTATTGGTGACACTACTAAAGATTCACAGACTCGCACATCTATTATTGCTTGGTCTGATTTTCAAGGTGGGATCGGTGTTAACCGAATGGAAGGTTCTGGAGATGTAGGTAGAGCGTGGTGGTCTACTTGCCAATTACGTTATAAGAACCATCTAGTCATGGGAGGACTTGCTATACAGACAGCATCAGTATCTCATGGGCTATCAGCTAATCAGGTTGGTGCAATAGGTGAATTAAGTGATGAGGTATATGCAGTATGGAATGGTACAGGATCAGAAAATCCCAAGTTATATAAGTACAACAATACCTCTGATACTTGGGGATCAGAGATAAGTGCAAACATTCCAGATAAAGTAACAGATACGATTACTTGGACAGCAACTAATGGCACTACATATCTGGTATTTGCACACTATGACTCCAATGGTTCTGGTTATTCCTATTCTTCTAATGGTACAAGTTGGACTAATGATGGAACTGATGCCAAGTTTCTAGCTGTATGGGACGATAGGTTGTGGGGAATAGACCATACAGGACAATTGTGGTGGTCTTATACTATTGGGTCAGAAACTAATGATGCAAAAATTCCATTACCTAATGGATATGTCACAGGTATGTTTGTTGCTAGAGATACAGGTGGCGAACCAATCATATATGTCAGCACTAAGAAGGGGCTGTTTGCTCATGATGCTGCTAACGCTAAGTTTGTAGAGACACAATTGTTTTTACCTTTTCATCCAGATGCTGGTAAAGGTGCTATGAGATGGAGAGATAGTGTTTATGTTCCTTCAGGGTTAGGAATATATAAATACATTAATGGTGCTAACGCAGCAGTAGTTACCATCATGGGGCCGGATAGAGATGATGGGCTTCCGTCTGATAAACGTGGCTCTATCAAGCATATGGAAGCTACTCATAATGAATTGTTAGCAGCAGTAGATGCTACTACTGCCCCTTCAATTACATCGGGAGATTCTATTCCATACCAATGGTCTAGCCATCAAGGATCAGATGTAATTGATTCGGATACAGGTTACAGTTCTATTCTTGGGTATGATGAAAGAGGATGGGAAACTAAATGGCTAGCTTCTACAGCAGGTCGTGGGATAGATTCAATCTCAGTCAATAATTCATATGATGATTATCGAATGTGGTGGGGATTTAATGACAGGGTATATTACATGACTATGCCTTCTGACATCATTAATCCATCAGAGGTCAGTAACTTTGCTTATTCAGAATCAGGTGTCCATGAAACTCCTTGGGTTAATGCGGGACAATCTGAAGTAGATAAACTTGCTTTAAAACTAAAGATAGAAGTACAGGATGCATCAAGTGATGAAACAGTAAGAGTTGAATATGCAACAGATTATTCTGAATCATACTCAACTTTGGGAACAATTACTTCTGATGGTATAACTACTTATCAGTTTGCATCAGGAGCTGGTGTTACATTTAGGTCTATTAAGTTCAAGATAACATTTGCAAGAGCATCAGGTCTTACCAATAAACTAAAGTCTCCTGATGTAGTGTCTATGACACTAGAGTTTCGCAAGAAACTTCCTGCCAAGTGGGGACATCAAGCTAGGATAAATCTTAATAAAGCATATAAAGGAAAGTCATCAAAAGATTTACGCTCTTCTTTAGTATCTGCGATAGAGTCAACTACTTTAGTAGAGTTTACTTTTAGAGATGATTCAGGTGGTACACGTAACTACTATGTAGACGTAGTATCTGCTAGTGGTATAGAAGGAACTGGATACGATGAACGTGGTTCATCTACAGTTAACTTGGTAGAGCCATGATATTTCACGCTAATAGAACAAGGGTTGGTACAAGTTCCGCTGCTTTATCGGCAGCTACTGGTGCTCCAGACGCTAACAGTAGAGTACTGTGGATCAAAGTATCTGCAAGAACAGGCAACGGTAATGTTGTTTACTTTGGGCATTCTGCTGTTGCTAGTACTCTGGGTTATGAACTATCTGCTAATGATAGTTTGGAAATTAACTTCCGTGATCTAGGTGGTTCTGTCGCACTTAACACACTCTATGCAATTGGTGGAGCTGCTGACCAAGACTTAGACTGGGCGGTTATACTTGAGTGACAACTCCACAAGTACCGGGATGGTGGGAAGGAACTTATCCTGAATGGATAGTCTTTAGTGTTTTACAATCTATGGGAAGGAGACACAATCAGGATTTTTTATACTCTATAAATCCTGATGATGGAATAGCATTTAGGTTTATTAATCCTAGAGATTTAGCAATTAACGTAACTGGGTTGATGCATGCTTATGAAGCAGGAAAAGATAATGAAAGCAGAAGTATGGTGAATAAACAACAGATGATTGGGTTAGGTGTACACCTAATATTTATTGAAGATGTTGATTTGCAACAAGACCCAAACTATTATATCTCTGAGGCATTAGCTTACAGAGATCACTCTCACATGGGAGGGTAATATGACAGTATACTTTTCGGGGTATGTATTTCAGGATGACGGTGATGCTCTTAATGGAGCTACCGTCCAACTGTTACAGGTATCAGACGCAGCCGAAGAAGCCTCTACTACTACTAATAGTGATGGCTTCTGGTCGTTTAACGAGGCTGATGAAGACCAGTATGATGTAAAGATTACATCTGGTACATCAGTCAGGTACAGGAAGTGGGCTGATGAAATCAGCCTAAAGATGATTGATGTCAGGAACAATGAAGGCAATACCGTTCCTGCTGCTGTGTTTGCTAACCACACTAACAATGCTGATAACGATATAGTTCACTATCGTGGGTTGCGTGGTACTGGTGCTGACAATGACGAGATGTTCTTCAGGTACTACATGGACGATGCTAGTAGTAATACAACTGAAGTAGCAAGGATGACCGTTAAGTTAATTAGTGCATCTGCTGCATCAGAAGATAGTGAGATTAGATGGGGTGTTGCTGTAGGTGGAAGCATCGTTGATGTATTTACTATAAGTAATACATCTGGTGGTGCTACTGACATGACTATGGATGTGGCTGGTGACATCAATCTTGATGCTGATGGTGGGGACGTATTCTTTAAAGACGGTGGCACTACCTTTGGTTCTGCTACTAACAATAGCGGTGACCTGATAATTAAATCAGGTACTACTGCTGCTGCTACATTTACTGGTGCAAACGTATTATTTGCAGGAACCGTAGACGCTACTACAGATTTTACTATTGGAACTACGGTTATAACTGACGATGTAATAACCTTTACTCCAACTGCAAGTGATACTGTAACTATGACTGCTACTACTAATGGAGCCTTCTCCCTTGTAACAGTTGATGATGCTGCTGCAGCAGCCAACATACAGATAACAGCAGACGGTACAGTAGATATTGATTCAGCAGGAGTTCTAACATTAGACTCAGGTGCTGCTATCAATATAGAACCTGCAACTGGTTCTGCTGTATTGATTGATGGAACTGTCAGTATTGACGGTGGGGCTATAACAGGTGTTGCTAGTATCCTTGAGGCTGATGTAAAAATCGGTGAGGATGACCAGACTAAAATTGATTTTGAAACTGCTGACGAGATTCATTTCTATGCTGGTAATGAGAATCAATTAACACTAACTGATGGAGCTTTAACCCCATCTACTAATAATATTGTGGACTTGGGAACTGATGCTCTTGAGTTTAAAGATGCTTACTTTGACGGTACGTTAGAAGCTGACGCTATCACGATTGCTGGTACTAATATAGTTACTGGAAGTGTTATTACAACCTTGGGAACTATAAGTTCTGGCACATGGGAAGCTACTGATGTTGGAGTTGCTCATGGTGGTACTGGAGTATCGACCCTCACAGACGGCGGCGTTCTTCTGGGTTCTGGTGCAAGTGCAATCACGGCAATGGCGGTTCTTGCTGATGGAGAGATGATAGTTGGAGATGGTTCTACTGACCCTGTAGCTGAGAGTGGTGCTACCCTCAGAACTTCAATTGGAGTTGGTACAGGAGATAGTCCCACATTCACAGCCCTTGGTTTATCAAGTTCGGGTCCAGATATAACTCATACAGACACGGATGGCGGAGACGTATTTATTGCAGGAAATAATGGTGGACAATATAGGGTACGAAACTCTACAGATACTCGCACCGACCTGAATATAGACGGAGATGGTGCATTCACTCTTAACGGTGATGTTGACCTGAGTAACAACGACCTGAACAATGTTGGAGACGCTAATAACTATTGGAGTTCGGCAGGGATGAGGATAGAAGGGATTGTTGGTATCGGAGCGGCGGCTCAAACAGGGAGAACATTAGCCCTTCACGGTGCGTTGAGCGGTACAAATCCAATGCTGATGTCTATCTATCCGGGAGTAGTAACCGCAAGTGGCGGAACAGTAATTAGGTATTCAAACATTACCCCTTCTGACACTCAGATTTCTGCTGGCGTAGATATTGGCACAGCAGCAACCTTATATGTTACTGAGGGGAGATATACAAAGA